CTCTACACGTAGATCATTGACAGACGTGCGGAACTGTTCATTGACCAAGCTGGTACGCGCTTTTAACGCAGTGCGTCCATAATTGTCATAGAAGCTGGGGCCGCCACCGTCGCCAACCGCTACTATCGCAGGCCGCACACGCGGGCCTGTCACACTGGCGTTTGCTAGCTTATTCTCACCTAGCGTAGTGAGGACTGTGTAAAAATCTGCCATGCTCGTTTACTCCGGGTTTATCTGAGTGATGATTGTGCCGCCATGTGCCACAAACCGATTGATATTAACCGATTACTGTAGCATATCAGGCGGTAACTCTGGATACACTTGCGAAATGAAGCTAGCGCCCGTAGCAATACCGCGCCCCGTCTGCATGGTTTGAGACAATAGCTCCACCACAAACGGGTTGATGGTGGTGGTTATACCACCCATGGTGACGCTGCCTATCTTGATACCGCCTTCATTCAGAACAGACACGCCACGGACACGGACACCAGCCGGGGTGACGGACACAATGCCGCGTTGCTGTTGCAGTGACACCGCTTCATTTTCGGTGGTAATCAAGATGCCTGCGGGGTAATCCTCGCTATACTGACCCGTCTCCAAAAGCTCATTCATCATGAAAATGACGCTTTCCGGCTCCCCGCTGCCCTGGTTCAAACCAATCCGAATCTTGATAGCAGCACGGTAATCGGCATCATTGCGAGAAAGCCGGGGTTCGCCTACGGTCTCACCAATGCGGTCTAACTGGCCGCCTGCCGCTACGTCCACCCAACGGCTGGTCAGCAGGTCGTAAGCATCATCTTCAAGCGCCTGTATGCGCTCTGCCCACACGCGGGACACGCCTTTCATCAACGTCATGTCGTCGTATTGCGACGTGAAGCGGTCTAGCGCATCGTCAACGTGTGTTTCTATTGGGTCATACGGCCATTCACTCATTGACGATCACCGTTACGCGAGTGTCTAGGAACAGCGCCAGTTCATTGGCTGCAATCTCAACATTGGCTGCGCTATAGGTCGGCTCAATCCCGGCATCTTCACTGACACCTAATTCAATCACTGCGAGTTCAAGCCCTGGCACTTCACGATACAACGGGCCATAGAATGACTGATACAGTACATCATCACCTACGCCAAGTTCATCACCCTTGGTGACTACCGCGTTTGTCGCCACTGCCTCAACGTCTGCCGGGAACTCACCGATACCATCCGGTGTCAACGTGACGCGAACCCAAATATAGCGTTGAACAGGTCGTGTGAAACTGAGCGCTTGCACCGTTCCTTGACTGTCATCCACGCCCACGGTGATATTACCGAACGTCTCAATGCCTGCGGGTTTCACTTGCCAAAGCAGATCACCAATGTCTTGATTCAAGCCGCCTTGCACCACGGTTTCAAAACTGTGCGGCGGCCTTCCGTCCACGTCCACGGTGTCAGTGCGGTTTTCGACAATGGTGACAGCGGTCACATCGCTAACTTGCTGCAACAGGCGTGAACGTATCGCCTCCACTGTCCCGGCACCCGTAACGGAAAGTGATTCCAGGCGACGCAAGCGCAACTCAGGGTCAGTTTCCACCGCTCGCCCTGTGTCACCGTCAAGCGCATTGTTCACACCTTCCCAGCCGGGAACCGGTGTTTCGATGTTGGTCAACGTCCCAGCCAGCGCCAGCACTGCCCCCGGCTCCAAGGCGATCATTTGCACGTCTACCCCTGTGCTACCAAGCGTCACGGTATTGACGGTCTCGAAGATATCACCGTCGCCAGTGGATGCCTGACTGCCCTGGGGAATGATCGTCCCTTCGTCCCCGGTTAGCTGCGCTGTGACCACCGTTCGCGTCGCGCCCTGACGTGTTATGCCCGTAAGCTGAACCGCACCGTCTAGCGAGCGTCCAGCAGCGCTATCAGGGTATTGTGAAAGATAAACGGCTTCCTGTGCGTCCCATAGCAGGTTCTCACGTTCTGCCATGATAGCGATTTGCTGACCAATGGCAGATTCAGGACCGGTGTTGATGGGGCCGTAAATGTCCCGCATCCGCTCCACGATAGCGGCGCGAATCTCGGTGAACGTTGGGCGCTCAAACCCTTGTGCGGTTAGGCTCATAGTGTAATATCCACGTTTTCAGTGACGCCGTTGGTTAAGGTTGCATCGAAGGTAATCCGTAACTGCCTGTCAACGCCCTCAAACGCAAGCGTAAGGTTGGTCAATGAACGTACACCGGGGTCATTGACCACCAAGTCATACACAAGCGAGCGTAGCACTTCCGGCCTGGGACGTTGACCTAATACGTCTTCCAGCCAAGGAAACCCCGCATTGATATTCAAGAACCACTCACCGCGCCACAACCTGAATTTCTGTTCCAAGCGCTGCCGCGTTGCCTGGGGTTCGTCAACCATCACTACGTCACCGCCAGTTACTCGCACATCGTCATTTCTCAAGTCGTAGTCAATCACTGTGGGCCTCCTGTTGTGCTTGGGCCGGATTCAACACCGCTATGAACGTGCGTATCCAATACGATACCGTTACTGTCTACAGCGCCGCCGCTATTGCTGATACCACCGCTGAACGACGCGGCCCCACCCTGACCCTGACTAACCAAACCACCTGTAGTAGTGATGCCGGATACGGTCAGATTACCGTTGATTGTCACATCACCGTTGTTGGTGGTTGTACTGTTGATGGTGGTTGTATCTGCATTGACTGTCGCATTGCTTGTATTCACTGTGACGCTGGTTGCAGTGGTTATCTCAAGGTTTCCACCGGGTTTAAGGCGCACCTCACTACTGTCATACTGCAAACGTACATCGGTGTTATTGTCCTGTGGTGTCGTGTCCGCAAAGCTGTAAAGCCCTGGGACTGCAATGCAATCGCTCAAATCATGCCTACGACGATCATCAGGCGTCACAACACCGCCTGAACCCAACCATTCGTCAATACTTGCGTCGGTGAAATGCAACATCACACCGTCACCCTTGTTGACGGGCATGGTTAAGCTGGCACCGCCTGAACGCGGGAACACGACTGGCACGCTGGTAATAACTTGCGGTTCGGTAACTTGCCCGTCTGCGTAACGGCTACGCAGTAGCGGCACCACATCCGCCCGCTGTTGAGTATGATCGTAACGTTCAACGCGCCCTGGTACGCACACATGCAATTCCGATTGCACCCGTGATACCGCACGCCCTAGCGCTTCCGTCAAGCTGCGTTTAGTCGGCATAAACTTCCGCCTCCGTGTACCATTCGTTACCTCTAGTATCACAAGTGTGTTCTACGGTATCAATGCGAAATTGTCCTTGTGCTTCTACTGACTCAAGAATTAACTGTTCACCGGGGCGAATTTTAGGATTTAACAGCGAACGGACGCGGTAACCAACACCACGGCGCAATTCTTCCTCGTTTTCAGGATCGTCAATGCGCTCTGGTGAATTGATAAGACCGCTAGTGGGAGACAACAACACGCCCTGCCCTTGACTCGACAACACAGGGTCAAGTATCTGCAATTGCCTGTCTTGAATACTCCATGTTACACCTGCCTTACGGGTCACGCGATTCAGCGCGTCACGAATAGTGGTGCTCAGCGTCAAACCGTTACGGTAAACACCTTGCACCTGCACCCCGGTTGCCCGCTGCCCAAGCGCCAGTTCCTGCGCCAGCTTGTCAAGCACTCGCTGCACTGGTGTCTCCGGTGCGAATGACAATGCTACCTTGCGTTCTTTGAGCGCCTGCGCACCGTCTTGACATTCCAACTTGGTGATGATCTCCGGCGGCTGGCGCTGGATTGAAGCATTGGTGATATCTGCAATGGAAAGTATTTCACTTCCCGCCGCATATCCTGCTTCAATCTGCATAACCTGACCAGATGCCAGGAACTGTTGACGCAGACTATCACCGAGTCCGTAAATCTGAACGTCACTGACGTTGGTCTCAGTCGTTAGTGTTTTGACCACACGGAAAACCACACGGAAACGTTCGTCAATGCGTGTGCCTGTCCCGCCTTCCTCGCCTACGGTCACAGCGCAACGTCTGTCAAATAAGATCATGCTTCAGGCTCCACGTAGACAAAGCGGAATGCCGGAGGGTCACCTTCAAAAGCGGTACGCATTGGGTCTTGATTACGGCGGTCACCTGGGGAAACGGCGAACAACTGACCTTGCGGGAACCGTTCGTCACGCCACCCCGGTAACAGCGGGTAATCCTTGACGACACGAACGCCGCTCAACAGGCGTACACCGTCACCTGTGATAAGGTCTATCGTCCATGTGTCCATGCGTGTGTTGTAATTGGCGCGGATCGTAAACACGCGACGGTCAAGCTGCACATCCATTGACCAACGGGGGCCGGAAGGCCAATTCAGTGTTATCGCCATTAGAAGAACCCCGCTAGTGTGGATTGTCGCTGTGCGCTTTCCGCTGCCTGCGTGGTGGCACTACCCGCTGCCTGCGTGGGCTGCCTACCCGCCTCACTGCGGGACGCTGTAGCATCACCAACGTCTTGGTTAGCAGGTGTGCCGATTGCGCTACTGTTGGATGTTTGACCTAGTTCACCCATAGCCGCTGACACAATGGTGACGTGCTGTAACTCAATGTCGAACTGCATTGACTCAGGTCGATTACGCGGCAAGTTCACCCTGGTGATGATCATGTCCTGGTAGGTCTTGTAACCAGATACGACGCTGACTGTCTCACGGGCACGCCATGCTGATTCCAACATGTCAAACGCGCCTTGCGTCTTCCCTGGTTGTGATCCAAAGACCGCCACCCCGGCATCACTGACAAAACCACTGATAATCACACGTTCAGGCGCTAGAATAACGTGGTCAGAAATCTTAGCGCCGCTTTCCACCGGGTGTTCCGTTACTTGCGCGTTGCGTTCGTGACGTTCCTCAATCGTAAGGTCTGCGCTGAATTCGACAATGCCGGATAGTTGGAAACCGCTGTTAGTACGGTTTCCAAACAAGAAGTTAATTATCGCCATTAGTCCACCTCCGGCATGTCGTTCAGTGTGCGGTTTATCTCACGGTTGAATAGCTCACTGAACGTTGCTTCCGCTTCCCGGCGTAATGCTGCGCTTTGTTCCTGCGGTGTACCCTGGGGAACTTGCAACGTTGAATCAATGCGAGCGTTCACCGTGACATTCCGGCTGTTCGTCGTACTGTTCACCACGTTCTCACGGACACGTTTCGGCGTGGGTGTGTTGAAAGCACCCGCCAATTGATCATTGATGCGTTGTGCTTGTTCCGCCGGTGTCGGCACCGTCAGTGCTTCAGGCGCACGGTTGTTCTTCTGGCTTTCAACCCATTCATTGATCGTGGTGTTGGTGGTTGTAGAACTGCGATTGTCATTCGTGACAGTTTCACCGGGCACCGTCAGTGCTTCAGGTGCGCGGTTGGTGCTCGACGGTGGAGCATTCAAAGCGCCGCCTTCAGGCAATACCAGTTCCCCTGGTGCTCGATTAGTCCCAGACGGTGGTAACGGTGCATCAGCGTCAATATCAGGCGCATCATTTAAACCGAAAAACCCGCGCGTAGCGTCGGGCAACAAGTGTCGTGCAATTGTAACGCCCATGCTC